TTTGCCGCATCTGGCGCAATACGTAGGCCGCTTCCATATCCAAATTCCAGGTTTCACAGGTTACCTCTGGTTCTTGACCGATTCCGCCTCGTAGCGCTCCCGTTCCTGCTCCACGATCAGCAGGGCGCGGAACTCATCCTCGGGGATTTCCTCGAGGCCGATCTCAACCCCGGCCTTGAGCGCGCATTTCAGGTCGACGGCGCGCTGGAGGAGCTGGCCGGCCTGGGTCCCTTCGCACCCGTCGATCTTCAGGAGCGGGCAGGCCGGACACCGGCGCCGCTGGTAGCGCCGCGCGGCGCACGAAGGGCAGGCGCCGGGACTATCGATATCGTCCGGGGTCCACTCATATCCGCAGTCGAGGCAACCGACTTCGATGGCCTCCGGACATTCGCGCTCCCCGGAACAAAGTTCCCCGCGGCGGAATGACCAGTAGACCAGCGCTCTCAGCGATGGTTTTTCCGGCCATTCGCCGCTATCTAAAAACTTTCGGGTTTGTCCTCGCTGTGGAGGCCTGCGTCCAGCGCTTCGAGCACGGCTTTCACCGCGACCGTCTGGTGAACGATGGGGACTTTCCCGCCCGCATAGCCTTCGGTGCCTTTCACGATCTTCTCGAACAGGGTGGAGGCCGCGTTCAGGTTGACGGTGAGTTCCTGCTTGCCGAAAGGCATGTCGACGATACGCGCGAAGCTGCGGCGGTAGTCGAAAACGTCCTTCGCGGAGGGGATCGACGCCACGATGGCCGTGACGCCGCCGGGAACGCGCAAGGAAACACGGAAGCCTTCGGACGCCGGTTCCACGTCGTCCACGTCGGCCGAGCTGAGTTCCTCGACGATCTTCTGAGCCTCGAAGGCATCCAGCTCCGGACCCTCGTCCGTGCGGATTTTCTTCAGCAGGTCCTCGTCGACCTTCTCACCGGCGGGGATGGTGGTTTCGCTGGCCCCGCGGCCGAGCTGCTTGATGATGACCTTGCGGCGGCGTTGCCGCTGGGTCCATTCCTCATCGGACGGGAAGCGCACCTTGACGGTTTTCAGGCCTTCGGCGGAGCGGAGCTGCAGCTCGACGGGGCGCGCGATATCGAAAGTTTCTTTATTTTCCATGAGAGTCCTTTACTGGCAGATGCCCGAAGCCGGTGTCACCACAACCACGGAAACGATGCCGTTGGTGAGGTCGTACTGAGGCGAACAGGTCACCGCAACGGTGACGATGCCGTCCGTGTCGCCGATCTCCACCATTTCGAAGCCCATTTTTTGCCAGGTGATGGTCAGGCTGTTGTTCGCGTCCGCCGTCAGGCTGAGCGTGCATGTGGCCGTCGTCAGGGATTCGAGCTTTGCCAGTTCCGACGAGCCGTTGTTGTAACGGGCGATAAAACTGAAGCTCGGGACGCGGGCGCCCACCTCGATACGGCCCTGCACCTGGGCGCCGGCCTGAGAGCCGGAGCCGGGGAAGAAGCCGGTATTGAGGAATGCGTTGTCCCATCCGAGTTCGAGCGAAACGAGGTTCTTGCTGGTTACGTAATCGGTGCCATTGCAGGAGAAGGTCAGGCTCGACGCCGGGAGAAGGTGTTCGGTGATCGGCGCGGGCATGGTGAGGCCGCTGGGGTCCACCAGAAGGCCGGAACCGACGATATCCGCGGAGAGCTTCGAGTTCGCGCGGCCAGGTCCCGAGCCGATCGACATTTTCAGCATCTTCAGGGCGCAACCGACGTGCTGGCGATCGATGACGACGCCGGAGCCGGGGCGAATCTGTTCCAGCACGCTGAAGTAGGGCAGTTCGAGCCCGTCCGTGGAGGTGTCCAGCGGGGTGATGGTGTAGGTGTACGGCGCCGCGCTGCCCGTCACTGCCACTTTGCCCAGCGCGTAGGCGAAGGCCCAGGCGGCGAACTCACTGGAGAGGTACTTTTCCATCGTGGTGCCGACTTCCCAGTGGGATTTATAGACGTTCTCGATGAACTCGTTTCCCTTGCCGATTTCCGGAGCGTCGTTTTCGGTGACCAGCTTCGGGTTGGTGATCTGCGCGTTCAGCTTGCTGAAGCGCATCGATTGCATGGCGGTGTTCGCCGTCGAAATGTTCGTTTGCTTGCCCGCCCCGAGGGCGACCAGTAATTCCTGAATTCTTGCCATAATGTTTCCTCGTTTTCTGTTTTATTCGTCGCCGATTTCCGTGAACGAAACCGCAACCTCGAAGTAGTCCAGGCCTTCGGCGTCGTTGTTGCGGGCGATCGACGGAACGTCCATCGGTTCGCAGCTCGGATGCACGGTGACCTGCATGAGCGGGATACCCACGCTCGCCGGAACGCCTCGGGTGAGGAGCCGGAAATAGCTGAAATAGTTGCCGGGGGAACCCGGCATGACGTTCGCCGATCGCAGATAGATCGTGAAGCGGTGCGCCCAGACGGTCATCCCGCCGAAATTCCCCGGCCCGGTTCCCTGCCACGCCACCAGAACGCCGGGTGAGGGCATTTCATGGATGGCCAGCTGCAGATTCGACTGCCGCGGGTAGGAATCGAGGTAGGCGGAGATCCGGCCGGGGTCCCCGTCCAGTTCGGCTACGAGATCGGGGATGTCCTGCAGGAGCGAGACGAGATTGTTCGCGATTTCGGAGGGGTCGACCATGGCGTCTTAATTTCCTGTGTTGGTGGTGGATTTGGTCCACGTTTTCGAAAGGGTCGATATCACGCGGCGGGTTGCTTCGACCACGGCGGCGCGGTTGCGGGGCGAGAAGACGAGCCACGGCTGCTTCGCCTGGTTGGCGCGCGCGGCGATTCGCTGTTTCCGGCCGGTGAGTCCGGCGACGGCCTTGTTGTCGGACACGGTTCGGATGCTGAGGTTCCGGAGCATGTTGCCGGTGAAGCTGAGATTGCGCCGGTTGCCGAGGCCGAGCTTCGTTTTCTGAATCGCGTATTTCTTGTTCAGGGGCTTCGCCGCCGCATCGTCCGGTCCCAGCGAACTGGTGACGCGGTTCTTCACCCCGGCCAGGCCCACGGTTCCGATTGTCAGCATGTGCCGTTGGGGAATGGTGAGGTGGTCAATACGCACCTGCTTTTTGAACCAGATTTTGACGGCTTTAGGCATCGTTGTTTCGCAGGGTGGCGTATGCGCCGCCATTGCCGTCGACATCCACTTCGAAGACGGAGTACTCCACGCCGGAACCCTGGAAGGTGACGACGGCGCCGCGCACGAATCCGTTGGGGAAGTCGGCCAGGCGCACGAAGATGCGCGCGTAGCGGCCGGGTGAGGCGTCTTCCTTCTGCACCGTTTGGCCGAGCACGGCCGAAGCCGAGACGGGCGCCTGCGGTGCGAGTTGGTAGGTGATGGCCTGACCGAACGCCCCCACGCTTTGCGTGAGGGCGAGGTCGGCCAGTGCGGCCCAGTTCATTTGGCTGATGCCTTAGCTGATGAAAGCGCCGTTGAGGCGAACGCGGGTGGTCGCATCGCCTGCGAGAGCCGCGCGGGTGAAGGTCCCGATCAGCTCGTTACCGCTGGAAACGGTGGTCACGCTCATGGCGGTGTTGTCCCAGTAGGCCAATCCGCCCTGTGCGGGAGTTACCGTCGCCGATTTGGTCAGGTCGAACACGCCGGCGGTGAGAAAGTCACCCGTCGCGCCGCTGGCTACCGCGTTCGTCGCGACACCGAAGATGCTGCCCACGAGAGCGCCGCCGCCGGAGGCGACGGCATACGGGGCGACAAGCTGAATGCTGTCGCCCTTTTCAACGAAATTCGTCATAGTTTTCTGTTTTCCTTGTTCTCGGGATTGAAGGCGCGGATTAGGCGCCGGGGTTCTTGTAGAAGCCGCGGAAGTCGATCGCTTTGGCGGCGAAGTCGAGGCGCGCCTTCAGTTCCATGCCGTCCACTTCGAAGCCGAGCCGGGTTTCGAGATAGACGCCTTCCTGGCCGGTCAGATACGCGTACTCAATCGTGTCGATCTGATCCGGACCGCAGGCCAGATACCAGGACAGAGCGCTGTTCGTGTCGAGACGGGGTTCGGCAACCACCTGCAGCGCGCCGGCGAACGGGTTGAAGTCCGAGGCCTTCGTGTAGACGACGTTGGTCTGGTTCACGTACTGCTGCGCAATGGTTTCCAGCGCCGTCGGCACGATCAGGAACTTCGGCATCAGGTCCAGAATCTCGGTTGAGCCGAGGCCGGTCTGCTGACGCATGGCGGCGCGCGCTGCGCCCAGGCTGGCGACGGAGATCATGGTTCCCGCGCCTGCCAGATTGGCGTGCGGAGAGCTGAAGAGCGCGTTGCCGTCCGCCATGTTCGGGTTGCCGGTGATGATGCCCCACACGAGGTTCGATTCGAGGCGCGCGGCCGCGCGGCCCTGAAGTTCGGGGATGCGCGTGAAGGCGTTCAGGTCGTCATTGATGATGGCCTGACGGCTGACGGCGATGATTTTGCCGTAGGTGCCGAGCGCGTAGGTTTCTTTCCCGTCGGGAATGAAGCCGTACTTGAACTCGCCGGATTCGTCCACCAGTTCCAGCGTGGGCGCGTCACCCAACTGGGTGCGGTTCACCGGCTTGAAGTCGGCTGCCGATGACATCCGGCAGAACGGCTTGAAGGTCTGCGGCGCGGCCTGATAGGCGGAGCGAAGGGTCTTGTTCGCGACGTTGGCGAGGATCGACGGGTAGTCCGTGGTTCCCGCGCCGGCGAAGGCGAGCTGGGCGATTTCCATCTTCGGAAGGCCGCGGACGTTTTTGCCCTGCGAAGAGAGCATTTCCACGGCGATCTCCATGAGGGACATCGAGCGGTACTGACGGCTTGCGTCATCCAGCTTGTACTGAGCCGGGTTGTGCCGGTGGAGCATTGCGGCGGTGACGGCCGCGAAGCGCGTGTCGGCCTGGTCGCGAGTCACTTCGGCGTTGCTGCGCGTGGGGTTGACGGCGGTGCGCTCGGCCAGTTTGGCGAGCACCTGACGGCGCGCCTCATCGGCGGTGGTACCGGAGTCGACCAGTTGATCGGCGAGGGATTCGTCCAGTTGTGCGGTGCGAACCGCGGTTCGGATTTCGCTGACGCGAAGCCGTTCGGCCGTGATGGCCTCGTTTGTCAAACGAGCCACATCGACCACGTTGTTTTCTTCCATGTTTTTCTCCTGAGGGGCTATAGCCCGTTTGTTTACGTTGGGAATGACTTCCTGATGCGAAAGGAAGCCCGCTCCCCCATCCGCCGGGATCGGAACGAGGGAAATCTCCATCGGCTGCCAATCCACTGCGAGATAACTTTTCATTGCGGAATCGTCCGCATCGTCCGGCGTCACGTCCTGAAGCTTGTGAATCGCGGCGCCCATGCTGACGTTGCGCACGATGCCGCTGGCCACGTCGTTCCAGACATCGGTCACGCCGTCCCGCTGGCTGAACCGGACGTCGGCCATGCCGACGCCGTTTTCGATCCACGCCTTGGTGACCACGCCGAGCTGGTCCCCGATGTCATAGCTTTGGTGAGCGTTCAACAAAGGCGCGCCGCCGTTGAGGCGCGAAAGGTCCACATGCGCCGGGTCCATTGAGAACGCGAGGTTGTACTTTTCGCCGCTGAAATAGTCGGTGCGCTGTACGCTTGCGCCGGTGTAGAAGCGCATCGTCGCCGTCCGGCTTTCCTTGTCGGCCGAGTTCGGCGTGATGTCCGCCGCGAGTAGTTCGAGTTGTGTAATCGGTGGTTTCTTTTCCACGTTTTGTCCTTAGCTGGGGTTGCCCAGCTCGAAAATTTTGAGAGTGCGGGCGCCGGTGCGGTCGGTGTCGATCACGGTGGCGGCGATCTCCGGAGAGACGCCGGTTTCCAGCGCTTTGAGGGTCACGGAAGCGACGGCCGCGAAGGCCTTCGACCCGATTGCCTGCAGCAGCCGGAACTTGTTCACGCGCCGTTCCGCGCCGCGCGGTCCCAGCAGGACCGTGAAGCGTTTGCCCTTCGCTTCGAACTGTTCGAAGGCGGAGAGATCGTCGTACTGAGCGCGTATGGCCTTTCTCAGCTCTTCAATCCGCCTGGCCTTGAAGGCGTAGGGCGCGAATTCCTTTTCGAGCGCTCCGAGTTCGTCGACCTGAGCTGCCAGCGAGTCAGTTGTTTTGGTTGCCGTTGCCGTTTCCGTTGCCACTTTGTTCCTCCTGAGAAACTGCCGCCGCGCCCGTCTTTCGCGGGTCGCTGTCGAGGATGAGCCCGAGTTTGTCCAGCAGCTTGTTGGTTTCGGCGATGCGTTCGAGTTGCTTCACCGGGTCGTTGCCCTGAGACGCGATCGCGTCTGTGAGGGTCTGGGTGCCAGAGCGGATCCGCATGAGCTGCGCCTCGGCATCCTTGCGCGGATCCACGCTCTCGAAAGTCGGGGTTGTCCACTCCACGCCGTAGTTCGCCTCCCGAATCAGGCCGGTGATAACCGCGGTGTCAATGAAGCGGCGCCAGATGGGGTTCAGGACCATCGGGATAACGGTGTGCCAGCGGAAGCCCTCTATCAGCCGGTTGAATTCGAGATGTCCGGCGCGGTAGGACGAATAGTTGACCTGGGAAAGATCGCCGGTAAGCTGTTCGTAGGTGACGCCGATGCCGGCGGCGATCGCGCGCTGCTGGGTGCGGATGTATTCCGCGTAACCCGCGCTTGCGGCCGGTTCGGCAAAGGTGACCTGTTCGCCCGATTTCAGGTACTCAATCATGCCCGGTTCGAAGCTTTCGATCCGGTCGCCCTTCGCGTCGGTGTGAGCTGGGGCGAGCTGCATACCGTTGTCGTCCGCCTGGGTGACGAAAGCGGCGAAACAGGCCTCGATTTTCTTGCGGACCAACTCCGCGTCCTCGTAGTCGTCAACGTCCCGAAGGCGAAGCATGATCGGCGTCATCCACGGCACGCCGCGGACTTGCTGGGGCCGCGTTTTCTGGTAGGCGTGGAGTACGTCTTTCGCGTCCACCACGTTGCTGACGAAGCTGCTCGGGACGATGGGGACGATATCGCCGGGGTGGTGGCTGAAAAGCCAGTAGCCGGTGCGCCGGCCGATCTTGTCAAAGATCACGCCGGAGATGGTGAGGCCTCCGGAGGGATTCGCGTAGGCGGTTTTGTTCGAATCGATAAAGTCCGGTTCGAGCACCTGCAGCTGGAACGGAATATCGAGGTTGTCCTGCGGACGCCGGTTGCGGAAGCGGACCACGCATTCGCCGCTTTCGACGATGGAACGGGCGATGAGGCCCTGCAGGCCATAGAACTCCAACTGGCCGTCGGCGTCACACTGTTCGGACCAGCGGGCGAAGGCGGCGTCGAGCTTCGCGTTCGTGGCGGGGTCGCCGGTGCGCGCCTGGGGAATGATGCCGGTACCGACGGCATTCGCCACGATCACGTTGAGGGCTTTCGCCGCCAGGGGATTGTTGCGTACCAGGTCTCGCGAACGGTTGCGGAGCGGGGCGAGCGCTGGCCAGTTTTCGGCGTTCGCCGAAGTGCCGGAGGTAATCCAGCCTTCGGTGCGTCGGCCCATCTTCGCGCCTTCGTAATTCAGGAGGACGCCGGAAAGGGCCCGAGCGCGGGTACGGCGAAGGCCGGCCTCCGGAGCGAAGAAGCCGATGGCCTTATCGACCCAGTTCATGCGGGTGTTTTTCTCTGTCATCCGCGTTTCATCCCTGTGAGGCTGACGCGCGTGGGCGCCGGGGTGCCGAGGTCCGCCTGAATGATGGCGATCACGCGCTGCATGTCGTCGAGGGAGCGGTAGGTGACCTTTTTGCCCTCGAATTCCACGCTGAGCGTGCCGCTGGCGACTGCTTCCTGCAGCGCCTGAAGCTGAGTTGTTGTGTAAGCCATGAAAGGCGTTTTCCTTTGCTTGCGACAGTTGCCGCCGCGATGCGCCGACTGTCTTTACGTCTTTTAGCGGCGCCCGAGCCAGGGGCGTCCGCCGCGATTGAGCCACCCGCCGTTGCCGCGCTGCCCGCCCGAGGAGGGGGAAGGGGGGGCGGACGGTGCGGACGGCGGGTGTGCGGGAGTGGAGGAGGATGAAGGGGAAGAAGGCTCCGCTCCCGCGAACTGTTGTTCGAGCGCATCCCATGCGCTCTCTGTGTAGCGATCCAGCCCCACCACGGACGCCGCGGCGCGGGCGTAAATGCGAGTGTCGAGGCCTTCGTTGCGCTCGCGCATCTTGACCCATTCGCCCTTGCGGAAACCCTTCACTACGCGGGTCATCCACTGCTCGGCGGTGAGTTGCTGGAAGAATTCTTCGTTCAGCTCCGGAAAGTGACAGAAGCCGCCGGGGACGGGTTCGCCTTCTTTCGGCGCATCGAGCCGGAGCCATCCGTAAAGCTCGGATTTCAGAATGCTGGTCGAAACCGGCCAGACGCGCATCCCGTTGGCGATGCGTTTCCCGGCGTAGTTGACGTCGACCGTGGAAGGCTGCCCGATCGGGACGCTTCCCTGTTCGTAGCCCTTGACCACCAGGATTCGGCCCGGAGCTTGTTGCCGCGCCCAGGCGTAAACCTCTTGCGTGGCGAAACCGGAATCGATCGCGAGCCGCGCGATTCCCATTTCGAGGCCGGACTCATGCCGGTACATCGAACCGGCGAACTGGGTGAGCTGCTGCCAGACTTCCGGCCGGGAAGTGTCGCCCTCGAAGACGACGTAGTCCACCAGCCAGCTCTGTTTGCCGCGGCCCCATCCGACGATCTGGCACTCCAGGCGGTTCTTCTGGACATCCACGCCGGCGGTGAGAAACACGGCGCCGCGCGGGACGGTTCCCTGCTTGTAGGGCGCGCCGCGGCTTCGGTCGTACAGGCGTTGCCAGTCCGGGGCTTCGCCCTTTTCCTGCCAGGTTTCGCCCAGCGAGGTGTTGACCCACGTTTTGAAACGCTCGGGGAAGTCCTTCGCCTTGAAGAACGCCTCGACGATGGTGGCCAGTTTGACCCAGCTCGAATAGGCTTCCCAGATATGGAAACCTGCAACGCCGGTGAACGGGGCGGTTGCCCGCCATTCGCCGCCGCGGACAGCGCGCCATCGCGAGGCATCGTCCCATCGGGATGGGCAGTGGGCGCACTTGTAGCGCGCCGTGTCCGGTTTGCCGGGGTCCCAGAGTATCTGAGACCAGACCAGCGTTTGAAACTCGCCACAAGCCGGACACGGCACGAAGAAGCGCCGTTTATCCGTGGCCTCAAAGGCCGCTTCAATGCGGCTGAGGCCCGCCACCGTGGGTGTCGAAATCAGCAGTATCTTGCGATTCCAAAACGTGGTGGTGCGCTTGCGCGCGAGGTCCACGGGATCGCCTTCGGTGCCAGCGCTGGTCGGGTATCGATCGACTTCATCGCAAATCACGATGCGGATCGGGCGCGAGGCCAGAGACGCCGGCGAATTCGCGCCAGACATCGTGAGGTGTCCGCCGGGGAACGTCTTATGGAGGAGCGTGTTGCCGCTATCGCGGCTTCGCGCATCCTTCACCTTCCCCTGCAGGCAGGGGGTGTCCCGAAGCATCGGGGCGAGGCGGTCCTTGCTGTAGGTCTCCGCCATGTCCAGCGTCGGCTGCAGCAGGAGGATCGGGGAGGGGTCCTGATCCATGAAATAGCCAACCGTGTTGTTGGCGATCTCGGTTTTGCCCACCTGCGCCGAACACATGGCGACGATTTCTTCGACCGCGGGGTCGTTGATGGCGTCCATGATGCCGCGCTGGTATTCAGCGCGTGCCGTGTCCCATTTGCCGGGTTCAGCGCTTGCTTCGGGGCTTAGCTTTCGTTTTGCGTCCGCCCACTGGCTTACGGTGAGGCGCGGCGGGGGCGCCCAGATCCGTGCTACTCGCCCGATCGCTGATTTGAGGTTCAGCAGGCTGCTCGGGTTCAGGGTCGGACGCGATGACATATTCAAAACCGCTCAGTTCGCTGAGGCCTTCATGTACAGCCGTGTCAATCGTGGATTGACATTCGGCCGCTTCGGGGATCGACGCCAGTACCGGCCCCAGCTTGTTGCCCAGGCTGAGGAGCTTCGCCCTGCAGGCTGCCACCATCGCCGCCCACGCCTTTTCCGCTTCGGCGATCGGCGCGACCAGGCCCTGTTTGACCTGCAGCTCCAGTTCGGCGAGGGACGCCTCGGCCGCGAGCTTGCGCCGGCGCGCTTCCTGTTCGTCTACTTTGGCGATTTCGCCCAGGGCGTTCTGCCGCTCCCGCTCTCGGTGCCACTCCAGGACGGCGGAGAGGTCAATCTGGTAGCCGGTGCCACCACGCCGCTCCGGACGCGAAACGCAAGGCATTCTCTGGCTGACCCAGAGGTCAACGGTGCTGAGAGCCACGCCGAAAGTTTCGGCCAGCTCCGATCGGTTGACCATTCGCCCCATGTAGTTACCGTCTTCGCCTTAAATTCGCTGTCGCTAGGAAAAATGTGCCATCTAACTACCCGCCGGGGTGGTCAGGCCGGGAAGGACCCGCCGCCCAGGAGAGACCCTATGCCGCCCGCTTCACGCCGTCAAAGAGATCCCATCGCGCGAAAGCAGAGCGCGCAAGGCTGCGGAATGCGTAAGCCGCCACCAGCGGTACGACTCCGTTGCCACATGCGCGGAGTCTGTCCACCCGAGAGGAAGCCCCATCAGCATTTCCACGAAGCGCGGGTTCAAGCGTGGCGTCCCATCTGAGAAGTTCACGCCAACCGTCGAAGTCGTCAGGTCCTGGTGGAAACACGCGCTGGCTTCCGAAAGGTCCACGCCGCCCTCGTGCTTCGGCGTCGTCTTCCGCGCGCCGCCCGTCAACGTCGTAGGCGTCGGCCATATCTTCGCCACCGTCACCAAATCGTGCGGCTTCGTATGACCGTCCGTCAGTTCGAAGCCCTTCCCCCTGGAGCCGCCCGCATCGTGAGCGTTCGGCGTCGGCCAGCTCCGTGCCTGCTGGTCCAGTCCCGGTTCGTCCACCCGATCGCCGCCGCGTGATCGAAACGAGTCCGTCGCCGGGGTCTGCCACTTCCTGGACTGAGCCCCCAGACCGTGTCCACCGCCGTGTTCCGGCTTCGCGTTCGGACTGTAATCGTCCCCGCGCGCCTTCGGCGTCTGCCAGTTCGTCACCTGTTTCGCGAACTCCCCGCCGCCGCCCGCCGTCTTCCCGAACCGATCCGCGTTCCCCATCCCGTGCGGCGTCTTCCAGTTCCGCACCTGATCTTCGATCCGCGAACCGCGCGTCGGACTCTCCTGTCCGATCCCGCTGTTCGTCGGATTCCGCGGCGTTCCCCAGTTCCGGGTCGCGCCCGTCAATGAATCCGTCGAACCCGGATGATTCCCGCAACTCTCCGCGTCCTCGCTTCGTGGCGTCGGCCAGTTCAAAGCTTCGATCACCAGCGCTTTCCGATCCGCCTGCCCCGGCGAATTCGTGGCATGTTTCGAGTCCTGCGCGGTCGCTGTAGGCCAGAATGAAAAGCCGCTTGCGAAGATGAGGCGCGCCGATTTCCTCCGCGCTAAAGATTCCTTCCTCAACCTCGTAGTCAAGTCCGCGAAGCTCTCCGCGCACCTGTTCGTAGCCGATGCGCAGATGGTTCTCGACGTTTTCGAGGAACACAACCGAAGGCCGGCATTCCCTGATGACGCGCGCAACATGCGGCCAGAGGTGCCTCGGGTCTTTCGCCCCGCGCTGTTTCCCGGCGCAACTGAACGGCTGACACGGGTAGCCAGCAACGACGATATCCATGATTCCGCGCCACGCGCGGCCATCGAAGGTCTTAAGATCGCTCCAAACAGCCGCCTCATGGAGGCTTCCGTCTTCCATACGCGCTGCCAGCTTTTCGACGGCAGTTGCTTCGTTTTCCACGAAACAGACCGTGCGAGCACCGGGAACAGCCAGGCGGATTCCGAGATAGGTTTAGTTGGAGGCGTGCCGGATGACGCACGCCTGTTCCACGCGCCGAAGCTCCACGTCGAACGTCTCGCGCGGAATGTACCGCTTCTCGATTCTGTCCACAATGCGGCCTTCGAACTCCGCAAGGTCCGCCCGCATTTTGAGCTTCAGCCACGCGTTCACGGCCTGCCCAATAAGAGCGATCGCCGAAACACCGATAGCGATTTGGGCGTCGTTCATGCGGCCTCCGGCAACTGCATATCGGGTTTCCCCGGCATCTGAATCACGGGTTTCAGCTTCATGGGAGGCAATAAGCGGTGGATCCGCTTCGCCAGAACGTGCTTCCCCACCTGCTGGGAATTCTTCACTTCGCCATCGCGCCCGATCACGCCGCCGAAGTATTCACCCAAGGGGTAAATCGCATACGGTTTCACTTCGCAGAACGCGCGGCCGAGCCGCGACTGAATTCGATACACCTCATGGAAGAACGTCCCGCGGTCCATGCCGAACCGCTTCGAACACGCCTTCCAGTCCTGTCCCTGGAGCCAGTGTGCGCGGAAGATGGCCCACTGCAACGGCAACGTCTTCAGCACCCGTTGGCTGATGAGAAAGAAGTCCGCCGCAAACTCTTCCTGCTTGCGCCCGAACACAAACCGCGATTCATTGGAAAGCCCGATCCGCTCCATCCGCGCCTGGCTCATTGAGGCGTCCATCTGGATCACCCGGTACTTGCCGAAGCAAACGCGAAAAACCTTGCGAAGGACACAATTACAGGGCTGATTCGTATAGCCGCGCCGGTTGCTCATCCCGAGGCCGTCACAGTGCGTGCATCCTTCTCTCGCAAGGCTCAAACAAACACCCGGTTCCCACTTATGCGCCGCCGGCGCGGCCGGCAGTTCCAGACTCATCGGCATCGGCTTCGGCTTGATCGGCATCATTACGGGACTCGCCATATGTTCCTGCTCTTTCACAACAGCTCCCCCAGACGGGTTACGCCGCGCCGCGCCAAAAGCTCACGCAAACACTGAATCGCGCGGCCATGCATCGCGTGCGCTGCCGGTTCTGTTACTCCAAATTCGACAGAGATTTCCGCGAAGGTCATACCTTTCGCGTATCTCATTCGAATCAGCCGCGAATGCCGGACCTTCAACGCCAGAACGCACGAAGCGACAAGCCGCGCCCGATGTTTCGCCAGACAATGCGCCTCCGGCGAAGGAGCCGCATCGGGAACCGTCAGGCCACTTTGGTGCATTGGTCGATTGCCGTTTTGAGGAGGCGCCGGTGAGTCCCGGAAATGCGAATCAGCTCCCAGCATCCGCGGGGATTCTGTTCAGTCTCGCGATTGTGCGAATAGCGCTTGCCCACCAGATTCGGCGGTTTTGACTTCACCAGCGTGGGAAGGCCAATCGCTCGAAGCCCGAGCACCCGGCCTTTTTTGGTCCGCAGCAGCTCAACCTTCTGGTCTCGAAGCAACTTCCTCGCCTGGTCTTCATCGGCCCAGAAAAGGTGTGCGCCCGCGTCGTCTAAGACCGCAAGCTTGCGCGGCAAAGCCGTATCGGGTTTCATGACTCATCGGGGTCGTTATCAGGATCGAAAAAACGGAGCGGTGCTGAAGAGTTGGTAACCGGGGGTTGAGGTTTGTTTACCGTCGCCCTTCTGTGGCGACCTCGCGCTTCCCCGGACTGCGCCGCCCCACGCCCGGAAAGGCCTGGAGCAAAACTATCTAAACGAGTGTACTGGCGACTCTCGAAAAACTTAACGTCTGCCCCCAAGTTTTTTTCACGCCGCCTTTCTCAGGTCCGGCTGCAGCAGCTCCGCCTCCCGCTCGATCCGCGCCGCGGCAATCGCGCAATACGATTCCTCGGCCTCAATTCCGATGGCCAAACGCCCGGTGCGCAGAGCGCCCACCAGCGTGCTGCCGGAACCGGCGAAAGGATCGAGTACCGTCTGCCCTGGCGCGGCGCAACCCACCAGCTTCTCCATCAGGAGCGTAGGCTTGCCGGTCATGTGGTGTTTGTCGGACTGTTTCACCGGAACGCGAAACGCGCCAGGCCACGGCCCGAGACCGTGAGCGGTTTTCGCTGGCCCGTTCGTTCCCCAAACGATGTACTCGCACTGGTGGCGGAAATAGCCGGTGTGCGGTGCGCGCGCCGCCTCGGTCTTATCCCACGCAACGATGCCGCGCCAGATGAGCCCACCCCACTGAAAGGCGTCGGTAGCCGTGGGCAATTGGCGCCAGTCGGAGAACATGAGCGCATAACCGGCGGGCTTAACCACCCGCCGGCACTCATTGAGCCAGAGCGT